CGAAACGAACGAGGTAGCATCGGCCCCGCTCAGCGTGCCGTTGACGTAGAGGCCATATGATTCGAGCGCGAGACGCACGCCGCTCCCCACCGTCACGTCGGTCGCGAAGACCTCGCGCGTAAAGGTGTAGACGCCGCCGCTTGGCGCCATGCCCAACACCGTGGCGGCGCCATCGAAGTTCAGCGAGCCGTCGCTGCCATCGCCGTAGAAGCCGAGCAGGTCGGCCCATGCCGGGTTTGCGCCGCTACCGCCCGTGCGGAGTCGCTGCCCCGCGGTGCCGGCGGCGAGGGCTACCCACGCCGAGGCGTTGCGGTACAGGACCGCGCCCTGCGTGGAGCTGAGCGCCTCCATCGCTGCGGCCAGCGTGGTGTCGGTAGGGTTGCCGCTCCCATCGAACGAGGCGAGGCGCGAGGCCGTGCCCGTGAGCCCTGCGCCGGTCCACGTCGTCGCCGCCGAGAGCACGCCCGACGTGAGCTTGGCGAGGCCGGTGATGGCTGCCCGTTTGATCAGCTTGCCGGTGGTGCCGTCGAACAGCGCCACCTCCGACGCCACCGACGAGGACGGGCCGACGACATCGCCAGAGCCGCCGCCGGCCGCGGGTTCGAGCGTGCGATCTCCACCGCGCAACGTGTGAATCCGCAGCTTTCCGCTCCGCTGGTCAACGTAGAGGAGCCCCCACCCGGTCGCGTCGATCTTCGGCCGCGCCTGCTCACGCACCACCACGGCGCCCGCTTCGATCCACTTCCGCAGCTTGGCCGGAATCAGGCCCATCGCGTAGCCTCCGAGGCGTACACGAGGATCGTAACCTCCGTCACCGGGGCCGAATCCCACGACGGAGATACCTGCACCACCTTGCACCTGTTCGCCGCGAACCCGCCCGCGCCAAACCAGCGCGACACCACACGGGTGGTGGTGATCCGGCCGAGGTCGCCCGGCGCCATCTGCGCCCACCACCACCCGTGCAGGGTGAGCGTCAGCACCTCGGGCGTGCGCTCCTTGGCCTCTACGAGCCGGTTGAGCATGTCCGTTCGGATGTTGGCCTCGTTGCTCCACACGATCGCCGACATATCGTAGGTGTAGTTCACCTCGCCGGGCCGCTGGTACACGACCGTCCCGGTGTGCGACGACGAGGCCGAGGCCATCGCTACCGTAGTCGAGCCGTATTCGGTCTGGTGCTCGCTGCTCCACCACTCTTGCGACACCTCCACGATGTCCGCGTCGGTAATCTGCCAGTCGGTCAGCGCGGCAATCGGCGCGATGCTCTGCTGTTGGGCGCGCACGGTCAGGCACCCCTGCCGCATCGTCATGAAGAAGCCGCACGCGCGCAACGTCGTCTGAAGCCAGCCGAACGCGTCCGCCTCGGGCGCGAGTAGCGCGATGCTCCACTCGTAGGCGCCTGACGATACGATCGCCACCTTCGTAGCGTACTGGAAGGAGTCGAAGTAGTCGACGTAGCCGATGGGCACCGCGAGCCCCCACGCCGTCGGGAGCACGTCCCACATTCCGTTCGCGCCGCCCCCGGTCGAGGTGAGCACCTGGAGCGCGATTACGATCGGATGCGCCTCCAACAGCGCCGCCCTCGCCACCGTGGAGCCGGTGAGCGAGTCAACCCGCGTGCTCCCGAGCTCGTCGGTGGCCGTGACGGTAAACGTCGTCGCCGTGCTGCCCGACCAGCGCAGCCAGAAGGCATCGCCGCTCGTTGGCGTGACGTGGATAATGCCGCTGTCGCCCGTTGCTCTCGCGAACCCGCTCGTGCTGCTCACCGTGAGCGTGGTGTCCGCCGTCACATAGTCGGCGGTGGTCGAGGTCGTCAGGTCCGGGTCGAGGTCGTAGCACAGCGTCATGCCCGCCGTCTCGTTGACCGGGCGCTGGCGTAGCCCGGTGGCCGCGTCGATCAACTCCATCACCCACGCCGGCTTGCGCCCGCTGAGCTGCCGCCACTGGCCGAACGCCACCCGCTGAAAGTCGGACTCTGCGTATCCGGGAAACCCGAGGTAAAGCGCCCAGAAGGTGCCACGCGGGCCTGCGTCCGCAAGCGCCCCGAGGTCATCGCCGACGAGCTCGACCACGGTACGGCCCCACGTCGTCGTTAGGTCGTAGTCGTTGAGCTTGGCGCCGTCGATCCGAACCCGGCGAATCCGTGGCGTACCCGAGTGCGAGTAGATGCGCGTCTCGGCGCCCGCCTCCGTGTGAAGCTCAACACGCTGAAGCCTCCACACGGGCGTAAGCGACGACGACGCGAGATCGTCAATGAACTTGGCGGACCAGCTCACCGCGCCGGCCCCATCGTCTTGCGCCCGGTAAGCTCTTCCAGGCTGCGCCCGTTGCTCGAATAGGTCGGGGTCGTGATGAGCCCAAGCCCTGCGGAGCCGCTTGGGGCGCCGAGCATGGACCCGTCACCGGGCAGCTTGGCGTAACTCGACACCGACGGCGACCAGCCACCGCCGCTCCCGACGCTGAACGCGCCCGCCGGGGCGCCCGTGCCGATGCTCCCGAGCAACGTGGCCAGCATGGCCGGCGAGAACACCAGGCGAAGGTCGAGCGTGTAGTTCCGCCGATGGTCGTGCGTGATCGGGTCTTTCGCCGCCTCTTCCGCGCTCATGTAGCAGACCGGCCAGAAGTCACGATGCCGGGTCCACCCGCCTACCCGGTCGAAGATGATCGGCTCGCTCAGGTTGACTTGCCGCGTCCCGGTCATCGAGGAGACGCCGTGTACCTCGTGCGAGAAGTCCGGCGGGGCACCCTCTACCGCCACCTCGTCGCCGCTCGCCAGCGTAGCCCCCGAGGCCCACGGGGCGAAGGCGTTACCGCCCGTGGCGACGTAGGTGTACCCGCGTCCGGTCGCGCCACGCTGGCTCCCGCACCACGCTTTGTCGCTGTTGAGCGCCACGCCGCACAAGCCCCCGCGGCGTAGGTGGTTCGCGAGCGCCTGCAACTTGCGCTCCAACGCTGACGCGCCGGGGGAGCCGAACCGCTCCAGTACGATACGCACGGTCCACAGCGGGCCGAGAACGACGGTAGACATGGACCCGTCAAGGGCTACGGCGTCCTCGCGCCGGATGGCCGGCACCGCGGTCAGGTCGGTGAGCTCTTCGCCGAGGTCCACCGTTTCGAGCGTGCGCCCGCCGGTCGGGTAGTAGTAGAGCGTTGGCGTACCCATCACGTCCTCCCGAGCTTGCCGGATTCAATGCCGATCTCGCGCGTGAAGTCGCCCCACAGATCGCCCGCCTCGATAAAGATGCTCTGCTTGCTGTTGCCGCTGGGCTTCGTGTCGCTGGCGAGCTGGATGCCGAACAGGCTGAACCCGCCGCCGGCCGTGGTTCCGGAGCCGAGGAACTGCTCCTCTCCGCGGGCGTCGGTGCTCAGCGCCTTCGCGAGCCCCTCGGCGAACGCCTCTGCTATCGCGACGTAGAACGCCGGATCGAGCAGCGCGGTAGCCAGCGCAATTGCGATCATGGGAACCGCGCCGATGAACACCTGGCCAAGCAAGATCACAAGGTCGGGAAGGATTTGGGGCAGGGCCTCCGCAAGCGCGGTGACCAGTCCGGTCGCCATCGCGGCGATCGACTCTACCAGCATCGGAATGCCGTCGATGATGGCCTGCAAGATTTCCGGCAGCGCCTCAACCAGCACACGGGGCGCGTTGGCGATGATGTCGCCGGCCGCCGCAAAGGCCGACTCCACGAACGCGCCGAGGTTGCCCAGCGCGCTCGTGATGAGGTCCGCCGCCTCCGTGAACACGCTGCTGCCGTCCTGCATGTTCGCGGCGCTCTGGAGGCCCGCGTAGACCGCCTCAGCGATGGGGTGGAGCGAGGCCACCGCGGACAGCGGGGAGGAGAGCGCCTGCCCCACCTTGCCCGCGGTGCCGGCCGTGCTCGGCACGTTCGCCGCGGTGATGGCGGTGCCGGTCGTGTCGATTTGCGCCAGCAGGGCCTTGGCTTGGTCGGGCGTGAGCTTGCCCATCGCAAGCGCCTCAGTCACACGCGCCGACAGCTCGGCCAACTTCTCCATGTCGCTCAGGGTCTTTTGCGGCACCAACTGGTCAATCTGGTTCGCGAGGGCTTCCCACTCGCTCACCGGGGGCGGGGCGAATCGCTCGGCGTCCATCTCCGCGGCGGCCGATGCGATCCAACCGAGGGTAATCGCCTGCAAGGCCCGCGCCTGAGCCTGCAACGTCTCCACTTCCTCCTTTGCCGCCTTCCGGTGGGCCTTGCTCCCTTCGGTCTGCTTGTGCGTGGCGTTGGACTCGGCCGCCTTCGCCCGGCGCACGTCGTCCGTTGCATCGCGCATCTTGAGTTGGCCCACGACCGCCGCCTGCAACTCCCGTTCGAGCTCCTTCGTGGATGTGCTCACGCCGTCCATCGCCGACGACAGGAAGGCGAATAGGCCCGTGTTGACGGCGAGCCCGGAGATACCGCCGTCCACCCGGTCGATCGCGTCTGCAAGGTCGCCCATGCCCCGCGACACGCCACCGATGGCCACCTCCCACGAGTCCGGTACGCCTTTCAGTTCCAGCAGCTTGACGTGCGATGCGATCAGAGCGTCGCTCTCCTTCGTGGCCTCGCGGTAGGCATCGCCGGTCGAATAGAACGTGTCCGCCGCTGCGATGGCCTCCTTGGAAGCGCCCTCCATGATGAGTTGCAACCGCGCCGTGCTGCGCGTGGCCTCGCGGGTCAACTCCTCGGTGTGGCTTAGCCCAAGCGCGAGCGCCGCTTGTGCGGCCGCCGCCGACTCGCTCTCCGCGGTGAGGCCCTGGTACGCCATAGCGAGCCCAGCCGCGGCCACCGCCACCACAGGCAAAGCCACCGCGAGAGGCCCCAGCGCCGCCTTGATCGTGGCGCCCATCGTCGCGCCCGATTGGCTCGCTTGCGTGAACGCCTGCGCGACTTGCGGCCCCTGTTGGGCGAGGATCATCATGGGGTTCATGCCCATGGCGAGCGATTGCCCAACGTCGTACATCTGGAAGCGGAGGTTACCGGCCGCGTAGCCGGCGGCGTCCATGCCCTTTGAGCCCGCAGCCATCGAGGCCGTAAGCCTGTCCTGTTCCGCCTTCGCCTTCGCCTTCGCCGCTACGAGTTGCGAGTATTGCGAGCCGGTCAGCCCAAGGGCCTTAGCGTTCATCTCGGCCGCGGCGGTCGTCTCGCGAATCGAGGCCGCAAGTTGCCTTTCATCTGTGCTGAGCGATGCAGCGTGTGCGGCGAGTTGCGCGGCCTCCGTAGCTGCCCGCTCCTCCGCTGCCGACACCGCCGACAAGGCCGCCGCAAGTTGCGCGGCCTCCGCGGCTGCGCGCTCCTCTGACGCCGCCGCTTGCGACGTTGCAGCCTCCATCGCCCGCAACTGCGCGACCGATAGCCCAAGCGCATCGGCCTTCATCTCGACCGCAATCGTTGCCGTCCGGATCGCTTGCGCCGCGTCTCGCTCTGCGTCGGAAACGGACATCGAGGCCGCCGCCGCCGCCCTCATCTGCGCGGTTAGCTCTGCCTCTCGCTGGGCAAGCAGCGCCGCCGCACGAGCCATGCCGTCGAGCGAAGCGGAGCCGGGGGTCTGCGCCTCGACCTTGAACGATACCCCCGTGGTGCTCATTGGCCGACCTCCACCACCGCCATAGCCTTTCCGCCGAGGCTCTGCACCGCGAGTTGCCGCCGCTCAAACCCGGCATCGTAGGCCGCGCGATTGAACGCGAAGTCCTCCGCGCTCATGTCCCGCAGCTCAGACGGTAGCACCCGATACCTCGCCGCCATCGCGTCCATCGTCGCGAGCAGCGGGACCGGGAAAGGTGGCCAGCGTTTCGCGCCACCCGCCTCCAATCGTCAGGTCGAGGACGACGCCAGAAAGCTGGTTGGCCACCGCCGCGGGCAGCGCGTACAACGGCATCCCGCGAGTACCAGGGCGAACCGGATCGCGCTCGTGTCGCTGGATGGTGCAAGGCTCCAGTTCGGCTTCCGTCTCGCCAATGGCGAGCACGCAAGCGTTCAGAAGCCGCTCGTGCATGGCGGTCGCGACCTCAGGGTCAGTCGCCTTCGGCTTGGCGCCCGCCTTGCCGGGCAAGAGCGCCTGAGCCTGCATCTCGCCCTGAGTGGCCGCTCGAACGCGAGCGTACACGGTGGCGCCATCATGGGTGATGGGGACCACCTTGCATTTGCCCTCGCTCCACTTGTTGATCAGGCTCACGGGAACTCCTACGAGGTGGCGGTGCTCTGGGTGTTGACGACCACGACCGCGAGGCCGCGGTTGGTTGCGTCGCTCTGGCCCACGAGCTTGATCGACTCGGGGAGCACGCCGTGTGTGTTCACGCCGATCTCATCCGTCTCGATGTAGGCGTTGTGCATGGTGAAGGTGATCGACCGGGCCGACGCGGTGGCGCTGATGACCGCGCTCGCCTGCGTGTGGGCGGTGAGCCCGCTCTGCCAGTTGTCGCTCTCGTAGTCCGAGCTGACCATCATGGACACGTCGCGAAGCGCCGAGGGCTTGGGGTCCGCGGTCAGCTTGGTCCCGAGCACCTGCCGACGGTCCAGCTTGTTGTCAAGCTCCAGCGAGAACGTGCGGAGGTCGTAGGCCGTCGAGTTCCAGGTGATTTGGGAGAACTGGTGGTGCTCCATCTCCACCTCGTTCGTGCCGAACGTGGGCGTACCCGCCGACGTGGGAGCGCCCGAGGTCTGCCCGATGATTTCGATCTCCACCACGCACCGCCCGCCGGCCTCGACGCTCATCTTGATCTTGGCGATCCGACAGCCCTCGTACACGATCGCGGAGCCGGTGCCCTGTGCGATCTCGATGGTCAGCCCGCCCGCCGGGGCGGTCGCGCCGAGGATGTAGGTGTGCGTATAGTCCGAGCCGCTGGGGCCGGCCGTGGAGCTCGACCACATCGCGTGATGCAGGATGAGGCCCATGTCCTCATAAGTGCCCTCGAAGGTCACCGAGCCGCCCACGTCGTCCTGAGCCACGAACGAGCGGCGCGACACGAGGCCGGTGCCCTCGTACAGCGTCTCCCGCTTGACCTTGGACACGTTGCGACGGAGAGAGGAGGAGAGCAGGCGGAAGAACTTGGTACGACTGACCGCCGTTCCCCAGGTGCTTTCCGCGCCGAACCCAACGAATGAACCGAAACCAGAATAGGCCATGGGAGCCCCCTTATGCGTTCATGTCGCGCACGAGTACCTCGACCTTGGCCGTGAGGGTACGGCCAAGCGTGGTAACCGCCGTGACGGTGAGAATGTAGTCGGTAGCGGTGGTGCCGCCGCTGATTTGCACCCGCACGATCGCAGCGCCCGCGGCGCCCACCTCGTAGCGCGTGCCGGTAGTCGTGACCGTGAGCCCGCCCGTCGCCGCAACCGTGACGTAGCTCAGGCACTCGAGCTCGTGCGAGCCAACCGCCACGGGGTGAACATGCACCCGCCGCTGCATGAGCGCGGAGAAGTCGATCCACGCGAACACCGTCGTATCCGAGGTCTTCGCCATCACGTTCTTTGGCGACGTATCGCCCAACCGCTCCTGCGACTGAGCCGCGAACAGGTAGCCGGGCACCGGGGCGCCCAGGTCGATATGCCCCGTCTTTGCCGAGGCCGGCACGAACGCGGTAATCCCCGTTCCCAAGGTCGCATCGCCCCAATAGAGCCAGTATTGCAGCATCCCCGCCGCGGGGGCGGTGTCCTGGATTTCGATCGTGCCGGTCTTCGTCGTGGTGTTGAACGAGGCCAGATCGAGCTTGCTCACGACGGTCGTGCCGTCCGGACCCGTTACCCGCATGTCGTAGCCGGTCGCCAGCACCGTAGTCCAGAAGTGATCCCAGTCCGCCGGGATCGAAATCGTCGCGTCGAATGCGCCCCCAGCTCCCGCCGTGTTGTCGATCGACAACGGCTGACGGTAGGTGTCGAGGGAGCTGCGCCAGCTCATTTGGCGGCCTTCGGAGCGGGGGCAGGCTTCACCACCGCGAGGCCAACCGGCAGCGCCTCCACGGCGTCCGCAGGCACCTCGCGCACCTCGCCGGGCGACCAGTACACGCCCGCGGGGTACTCGCCCCGGTAGCCCGTGCTTTCGACCTTGACCGCTTTCATACGCCCCCCACTTTGCTCGCGCGGCAGAAGAACTCGAACCGTGCCCCGAAGGTAACACAGCCGGCGGCCTCGCCGTTGAGTCCGCTGATTTCCGACATCTCAAGTAGCTGCACGTCGTACCACCCGGAGCCGAACAAGCCGCCCGACGAGGATCGCACCGCGATTTCAAGCGCGCGGGTCACGTCGTCAAGCAACCGCTCTTGCGCGAGCATCCGTTCTGCCGGCTTGTCCACCGTGGCCGGCGCCCAACAGGCAAGCGTCCACGTCGCCGTGCGGGTGTAGGCCCCCAGGGGCTCCCCCATGCGGCTCGAAACGTCGAGCGCCGCGAGCATGACCACCGCCACACCCGAGCGCGGGGGCGACTCGTACACGCCGCAAATCACCTGACCGTCGCCGTTCAGGTCGTAGTAGTAGCCGCCCGCGATGGTGCAGGCGCTCAGGGCCGTAACCATGCCCTCGCGCAGCGTGGTGAGCTTGGTGGGCATTAGCTCACCCGCCGCTGGAGAGCGTCCGCGAACAGGTCAGGGAACGCCGCACGAGCCGCGTTCTCGGTGTCGCGCATGTAGTGCGTGGGCTTCACCCTCACGGAGCGCACGAGGATGTAGGCGGTCGTGCTCTTGCCGCGCTGGTCCATCACGAGCCGGCCCATCGTACCGCCCCGGATGGGCACAAACCGCAGCTTGACCGGCGCCGTCCGGGGCGACTCCCAACCGCCCTTGGTGACGCCCGCGCCCGTCTTTGCCGGCCCTACCGGGATGGCGAGGAACCGCCCGCGCTTGGGGCGCACCACGCCGCCGTGCTCTTGCAGCGCGGCGTATCGCACGTTTGCGTCACGACCGGCCCACACCTCCAGCTCGATGCCCTCGCCGGTCGCCTTGACTTCCATCCCCACGGAGTTGCGGAGCCGGCCCGAACGAACCGCGAGCCGGTTGCCGCTCAGCAAGCCGCGCACCACCGCCGTAGAACGCTGCCCGAGCGTGCCCAGCGCGTCGCGAGCCGCGAGAGGCACCGCCGCGCGCAACTCCAACAGGCGGGCCTCCATCATCGCCACCGTCACAGGAGCGCCCGCGGCAAACGGAACGGAGCGAGCGCCTGCCGCACCGCCGGGGATAGCAACTCCTCGTCACGAAGCCCGAGCGACACACCGCCGCCGCTCACGTTGGATCGGCCCTGCTCAGCGCGCAGGTTCCAAGCGTTGCGAACCGCGAGGATGGCCGCCATCTTCAGCGCCGCGGGAATGGTCGTGTACCCCGCCGTGAACGTCACCTTGAGCGCACGGCGCGCCGTGCCCCAACTGCCATGCGATGCCGTCTCGGTGAGCAGCACGAGGCCAATGGACCCGTCGAGGATCGCGTAGTCCCCGGAGGCCACAAGGTCCGCAGCGGCCCACGTCCAGTTGGCATCGTCGTAGATCGAACCCACCGCGGTAACGGGCCACACATCAAGCGTGAGCTCACGCCCGCCGGGGCCGTCGATGTACCTGGTGTAACTCGTGCTCTCCATCGTAGGCGCTGCGCCCGCCGTTGACGGTGGGTAGTCGCACCACGCGGCGAACACGGCGCCGATGCGTCCGATCCACAGGTCGAGAAGGGTATCCTCGGCCGTGCCGGTCAGTTGCGGGATGTGCCCGCGCGCCTCGGCTGCGGTGATCAACGCCATGGCTCAGCCCTTCCGGGGTGAGCGCATGGCCTTGTCAACCGGCGGGGACTCCATCGCGGCGGCGACCGTCGCCACCTCGATCGAGCCGGGAAACGTGGCCAGCATGTAGGCCGCCGACTCGTCAGACAGCGCGCGTTCTTCGCCCGCACGCCAGAGAGCCGTCAAGCCCTCCCGCGTGCCGGCGTAGTGCGGCAATCCAACGAGCCGGTAGGACTTCATTAGGAGCGCACGCCTTCGTACACCACCACCACATCGAAATCATAGGCGGGGCCGGTGCCGGCCTTCGCCACGGCCACGGCGAACACGCCAGCGGCGGCACGTTCGAGGTCGGCGCCCGTGCCGGTGATGGGCATGGACTCCACCGTACCCGCCACCATGCCGAGGCCGGCAACGGTGGTCGTGCGGGTTACGAGGGTCGTGGAACCCTTTTTGACCGTGAGGGTGATGTAGTTGGTGTCGTTGGCCGTGACCGACACGTTGGGCACGAGGTAGACCCGCTTGATCTTCGCCGCGTTGAGCGAAGCGTTCAGCAGGTATTCGGCATCGGTTGCGTCGGTTCCCGCGCACTTCACGCGGTCGGTGAACTCGGTCATCATGGTAGAGGCTCCTGGTGGGAAGGGGTGCGCTCGTTAGAGCATGTTGTAGGCGTAGAACACGACCTTGCTGGACGACCCGCTCAGGGTCCGCAGGCTCTTGCGCTGCGTGGCCACGACGTTGAAGGCGCCGCGGGTGATGTCCTTGTCCTGCTCGACCATGACCGAGCGGCTGGCGTAGTGCTTCCACTCGCTGCGGCTCACCGCCACGAGGCCCGAGAGGGCGCCCGAGTTGGTGAAGAGGCCGGTGCTCGCGAGGTCCGCGCCCATCCAGCGCGAGGAGAACAGCGGGTGTCCGCCGATGCTCGCGAGCTGGCCGGTCATGATCGTGGCCCGGTTGCCCATCTTATCCACGGTGAGGACGTTGGAATCAACCATGAGCTTCTTGTACAGCACCTCGGGGGAGGTGATGAGCGCGATGTCGCTGGCGGCGAGCTCGCCCATGGCGCCCACGACCGAACCCATCACGCCCGCGGCGGTCTGGGCGGCGGTGAGGTCCACGGTCAGGCTGCGGTCAGCGGCGAGGGCGCGGAACCCGAGGAAGCCGCGGCGGTGGTCGGCGCTGCCACCGAGGCCGGAGGCGCCCCAACGGCTGCGGAGGTTCCACGAGGCGATCGCGTCCTGGTGGGTCGCGGTCGTGTCGCCGTTCATCATGCAGTCCTCGTAGCCGTCGCCGATCGCGCGGGCGGCCCGCTTGGCGATCTCGGGAGCGAGCGCGAAGATCGCATCCTCGGTCGCGGCATCGTCGATCAGGAAGCGAGCCGCGAAGCCGGCCACCTCGATGGTCTGCGAATCGGAGGTGAAGTCGGACGCGGTGTACTGGTCGGGGTCGTTGGTCGAAACCTTGCCCTTCAGGTAGGGGCGGCCGGTGTCGGTGATCTTCGGCACGATGATCGGGCCGTTGATGTTCACCACGTCGAAGAGGGCGGCGATGCCGTTGGGGGTGAAGAACTCCTCGTAGAGCGCGCTGATCGGCGTGTCGGGAATCCACTCGGCGCCCGATCCGGCGGTGTCGCTGATGCTCTTCGCGATGGTCTTCTCCAGCGCGGTGCGGAACCCGCCCGCGGTCGGGGCCTTCGCCGCGTGGGCGAGAAGGCGGCCCTTCAGGCTGACGGGGTTGCGCCCGGTCACGGAGCGGTAGAGGGTGGCGGCGAGGCCGATGGCCTTCAGGTCGCGATCCCACTCGGTAGCGGGGGCGTCGGTGAACAGGCCGTCGCGCTGCACGTCGACCATCTGGCCGGCGAACTCGACGCGCTCCACCGAGCGGGAAAGGTTCACGCTGCCATCGGCGCGCATGAAGCGGGACACCAGGGCGGCCTCACCACCGACGGGCGTGGCGATCGACTTTCCGGCGAGGGCGTTGCGCTCCTCGATGGCGCGGAGCTTGTCGGCGAAGTCGGCTGCGGCGCGGTCCTGCGCGGCCTTGTTGTCGCCGATGTCCTTGTGGATGGCGCGGAACTGGCCGATCAGGTCGGCGTTGCTCTTGATCTCGATTTCCATGGTTCAGGCTCCGAAGAGGTGAGAGAGGGGAGAAGCTTCGTTGGCGTCATCGGTGGCGAACAGGTGCGCCACGTTGTCAGGGGTTGCCAACATGTCACGCATGATAGCACGTCGCGCGGGGTCTTGTGCCAACTTGTCAAGGAGTGCGTCCGCGATTTCTTCGGCGCTCGCCTTCTGCGCTGCCCGCACGGCCACCGCTTCGGCGTTCGCCGGCACCGCTACGATGCTGATTTCGAGCAGGTCGCAATCGTAGTAGACTTCGCCGTACCCTTCGGCGAGGTGCAGCGGGTCAGTCGAGGGCAGCGAGCGGCGCGCCACCCGGCGACCGGGGCGAAGGCCCACGCTAACGGCGTTGATGATGCCCTCCTCTACGTCGAGCTTGACCGCCTGCGCGTACTCCTTGCTCGACCACTTGACGACATCGAGCACGAGGCCCACGCCCTCCACGATCGACACCTCACCACGCCCGACGACGTTGCCGGCGCGGTAGTCGTGATCGGTGAGCACCACCGGGTTCATCCGGTAGTTGTCGAGCTTCCAGCTTGCTTGGTCGATCACATCGTCCATGCGGTCGCTCGATGCGGTGGAGGCAACGAACACCTGACGCTCCACGCCGTCAAGGGTGAGCGACTTGCGGACGGCGAGAACGGTACGATGGTCGCTCATTATGCGGCCTCCTCGATGACGGGAACGGTTGCACATCGGCAGTTGCACACGAGGCCGGCGGCGGTGAACCCCCCAGGGCCTTCCGCAGTCGCCCCGGTGAACTCCCCGGCGGGTACGGTGAACATCTCGGCTACGCCCACGGTCTGCCCGTCAAGGAAGGCGTGGGCATCGCGCACGGACGAATCACGGGCGGATAGCCATTGCTTCTTGACGGTCTGCCCCGTCTCGTCGGCGAACCGGCGATAGGCGGCCGTGTGGCCACCGCTTAGGCTGCGGGTCGTCTCGGTGCGAGCGATGAGCAGCGAGCGCGAGGGCGAGAACGCGCCGCACCCGCGTACCCGGATGCCGAGCTCGTTGACTGTCTCGCCCGCGTCGATGCCCTCTTGCACCGCGGCGCGCACGCGGTCCTTGGTCGGCCCATCGGTGAACGTGACGAACTCGGCGAGCCGCCGTTCGGTCAGCGGGTCGGCTTCGCTGCCGCTCCACACCCAATCCTTCCCAAGCTGCTCGGCGCCGTCGCGGAAGCCCGCGCGCACCGTCTCACGCAGCGGCAGGCGCATCGAGTCGGCCCACAGTCGCGCCTCGTCGGCCGGGAACAGCCAGCCCATGATGTCGAGCACCAGGTCTTTGCGGACCTCGGCGCCCGCGCTGAGCTGGACCGGCATCGTTTCGAGCCGAGCGGCCACCCGCGCGCCCTGACGCTTCAGCGCGGCCATGGTCGCACGCGCGAGCTTCACCTCGGCGGGCGTGTGAATCTTGGCCACCCAGTCGCCCCACGCTGCCGAGCGCGCTTCCTCGCCCTCGGGCACCGCCATCACCGCGGAGGCCGGCTCGTCGTCGCCGTTGACCTCGCGGAACAGGTGAAGGATGGACTTCGCCGGGGGCGCTACCTCCTGCTCCTCCTCGTCAGCCGCGCCCATCGTCAGCGGGGCATCGGCGAATCCCTCGTAAGCGGCGGCCTCGGCTGCATCGGCGCCGAGCGTTACCCACGTTGCCACGCGGTCGAGGCGCGCATCCCGCGACTCCTGGAACGCCGGCACGCTGCTGAAGTCGTGCGCCACCCGGATCGACGGATCGAACCGGCGAGCGATGCGGGTGAGCGCCGCGTCAATCACCGCGGCGTGCGCTTTCAAGCCCTGCCAGTAGACTTGATCTTGCTGCTTCGAGGTGGCGTAGTTCGCGGTCGGGAGGCCCACGCGCGTAGGCGGCACGCCGAACAGGCCAAGAACCGTCTCGCGCGTCATCTTGCGTTGCTCGCCGAACTCCATGTCTCGGAGCGAGAACGATGGGAACTCGGCTTTGATCGCGCCCGACATCACGAACGCGGGCGCCTTCGAGGCGCTGAAGTCTGCGTAAGCGGCGGCGATCTGGTCGCGCTGCACCTTCGTAAGCTGCTGGTCCTTGTCGGCCGGGGAGATGATCGCCTCTGGCCGCCCACGGTTCGCCTGCTTGGACGCCAGCTTGGCCGCGCCTCGCTCGGCGTTCAGGTCGTCCACGAGCGCCGAGATCATACCCTCGCCCACCAGCGACCGAGCATCGGCCTGCCACGAGGTGAGCGACACGAGCGCGACCGACGAGGCCGGGAAGTAGCGACGAGGGGCGCCCTGCCGCGGAGAGAACTGCACGCCCTCCAGCATCCCGTATTCGTCCATCACCGGCTGCACGGCCTCGGGGTGAAGCAGGGGCAGGCTCACCGGTTCCCGCTCGCCCACCAGGAGGATCGTGGCGGTGCCGGTCGGGAGCCAGTAGGTGATGAGCTGCCGTTCCCACATCGTCCGGTCGGATGTCGTGGTCGGCTGCGCGAGGAGGTCGAGCACTGGGTGCCGGTCGATCACCTGCTCGTTGGCACCCTCGCCGCGGGTCAGGCGCAGCGGTAGGCCGCTCAGGTCGTCGGCGATGGCGTTGACGCACGCGCGCACCCACGGGAACGTGGCGAACGCGGCCATCGAGGCGTGAGGGTCGAAGGTCGCAGCGCCGGGGGCGGAAGAGGCGCCTACCTGCGGGAGCTGCTTGGGCTCCTCGTAGCCGTAGCCGATGGCCTTCGCCATGTCGGCCCAAGAGGGGAAGCGCCACGCCATGGCGACAGCGTGGCACGGCTATGACAGGTTGTCAAGGCGCTCAGTACGACGCTCCCCAGTCCACCACTCCCGCGGCGAGGTTGTAGACTGCGTAGCGAGCGGCGTCGATCGCGTGGTCGTTCGCCTTCAAGGGCAGGTCGGGCGAGTCCTTCGCCCCGGTGCGCGGTGCCCAGACGTAGCCTTCGATCTCACGAACGAACGGCCGATTGGCCACCGTGTCGTGTACGACGAGATGCGGGTAGCCCTGAGCGTCGAGCGCGAGCCGCGAGGCTACCGCGTTGATGCCCGGTCGGATGTCCTTGCGCGCGGCCCGCGTGTCGATGCCGAGGTTCCGCAGCGTCATTCGCCCATTCGCTTCCTCGGGGTCGGCCCAGATCGTCTCTGGCCACCCGTACTGCTCGAACATGGCCCGCAGCTTGACCGCGTGTTCCTCCCACCGTAGCCCCGCCTGGTAGTGCGTGGCGAGGAGGTGAAGCACGTCATCGGCAGGGTCAATCGCGAACAGGCAACAGGCGAACGGGTTGCTCGTGCCGAAGTCGATCCCCGCCACCCGGCGCCACTCGGCCGGCACGGGCGTAGCCGGCACGAGGTGAACCGCGCGGCTCCACCCGGAGTAGACCAGCCCCTCGAGCGCCACGAACTTACCCGACTCGCGCGCCGCCTTCTCGTGCTCGCCATACCTCGCCATGCGCTGCTTTCGGCCCGCTTGGTCGATGTACGGGTTGTCGCGGCCGTCGATCTCAGCGTACCGGTAGCCCGGCTTGGGCTCGCTCTGGAAGTCGTCGTAAACCCACGTCATGCCCTTTAGCGGCGTCATGCTCAGGAGGATGTAGCAGCCCTTCCACGGGCGCCGACCGAGCCGCATCAGGCACTCGCCGAACACGGCCGAGTCGTGCTCCTCGTCCAGAATGATGATGTCGAACTCGTCAGCCTGATACGCCCGCGCCCCCTGGTCGTTGCTCTTGAAGACGATCGTGCCGTTGTTGCCCACCGCACCCGGTGCCGAGACCTCGGCCTCACCGTCGCCCCGCTCGTTACGCCACTTGCATCCCGCCGGCAGGAGGCGCCGCACCTTCTCCCGCAGCACCTTGCGGCTGTCGTTGCTCGTGAGCGCCGAGAACAGCACGCGGCCGGGGTAGGGCGGGATGGTGTCGAGGTCGAGGCCGTTGGCGTCGAGCCATCGCCGGGCGTCAGGGTGGCGACTCCCGAGCATCGCGGCAACGGCGAACTCCGCAGCCAGCGCGCTCTTGCCCGATCCGTTCCCACCCAGCACGGCAAACGCCAGCGCCCCCTTGACCGCTCGCGCCGCTCCTCGCTGCGAGCTCGCCCGCGGTGCCGCGACATCCCACAGGCGGGAGTAAGCGATCGGAGCCTGCGCCCGCCGCTCGTGCCTGGACTTCGCCGCCCGTGCGCCGCGGAGGAGGTCAGATCGCGAGAGTGGCACGAACGGCCGCCGCTGCTTCGTGGTGGCCCTGCTCGTCAAGGATGGCGATCGCCTCCTCCAGCGTGACGCGCGCCAGCTCCTCGTCGGACTTCTCCCCGAGCGTGAGCGCCCCGGTGAGCTCCTGCACCTCCGTCTTCGGCAGGCCGAAGCGATCGGCCACCGAGTCGGCGGCGCGGAGCCGGATGGCGTGGTCGGCCGGGCTGTCGAGCGCCCCGCTACAATGGGGGCACTCACCAGCGGGGCCGGCGGTAGCCTTCAAGGCATCGCGCCACACTCCCACCGCCGAGTTGAGCAGGC